ACTTCTATTTGTTCAGTCCAATCGTATTGACCGCTTCGACTGGGAACATTTGACCTTTTAACTTGATTGATATAATCTACAATAACTACACCAATATCCATTGAAGATTTTACTTTCATTTCTACTTCCGTCCGAATCTTGCCCAAAGTGAGGGAAGGATCGTATATGACGTCTAGCTGTTTAGTGGGATTTAGTTCACAGCTAGTAGTAAGTTTCTTGTGAAAGTCATCGAATTTACGATGATCTTTATATTCTGCAAGGAGGTCTTGTCCTTTTTGAAATCGACCGGCCCACCACTCAGCAACTCGTTCCCACTCAGTTACACTAAGATTTTTAGACCGTAAGCGCCCTTGCGGCACTTCTGTAGCGATAGAGCAAAGTCGTTGCAGAATCGACCTGGAGTCCATTTCGATTGTAAAGTATAACGCAGATTTACCATCTTGATATACTGAGTTTGCAATATTCGCACAGGTAAGGGATTTCCCTGCGCCTCGCCGACCACCTACAAGAATCAAATCCTTCGGGGAGAATTGAATTTGATTATCGTATTGTGTGTTCAGACCGAGACGCAGGTACTTTCCAAGCTCTTCTTCATCCTCAAATAAAGAGATACGTTGCATACTCTCTTGAGGCTCTTCAAGTTCAACTTTATCCTCTACTCGAAGAATAATGTCGTGAAGATGCTGCACGCTTTCTTCAGCATCTTCAAAAGAGATTGAGTTTTCTACGTAATCATCCAACTCAGTTAGAATTTCACGTTGAGTAAATTCGTTCTTTAAATACTGTAATAGTATATAAGGATCGGTATCAACCTCAATTGTTTCAATCGCGTATATCTTATCAAGAGTAGAAGTATCTCGAGTGGATAACTTTAACTCCTCGACAGAGGGGAGTTTATGATACGCTTCGCAGTGCTTATCAATTACGGAGAATATAGTGTGGTACTCTTTTGGCAAGTAGTGCTTACGCACATAGCTCCAGGTTTCAAAATCCTGAAGCGAAAGAACTTGCTTGATGAGCGCACTAGCGACGTTCAATTATATCTCCCCAATGAACACGAAAAAGCTGGCCCTCCGAAGAAGGCCAGCCCACCTATAAATAGGATTTACTCAGCGGCTTTTGCAGCTTTTGCAGCACCGTCATAGTCGGCGGCAACCAAACCACGACGAGTCAGCATAGTCTTAACACCACGAGCAGTTTTGCCGATGGCTTCTGCGATCTGCTCAACAGTCATAGAAGCAACGTCAGCGATGTCTTCAAAAGGATCAGCTTTTGAAGTGCCTTTGGTAGTCTCTTGGCGAGGAATAGCATTGATGTCGCCAGAGCGAAGCAAGCTAAGAGCCTTACCACGAACAGAGTTTACTGATCGGCCAAGAGCTTCAGCGATGGCCTCAACGAACGCGCCGTCATTTACCATGCTGATAAAGGTAGCCTCTTCGTCGGCTGAATAAGTCTTTACAGACTCAACCTTCGGAGCGGGCTTGACATGATCTGTCAGCTCCATAGAAAGGATTTTGCCCTGCAATTGCTTAGCAGAGAAAGCTCCGTTCTCGAAATGATCTGCGATCTGAGCATAAGTATACTCGCCGCTGTTGCTCTCGAGGAAAGAAACAAGAGTTGCCTCTTGAGCTTCTGAGAAAGACTTAGAAGCGCGGGCAGATGCCAGCTCTACTTCGAAGCCCATCTTTCGCAGCTTGGAAGAAACAGAACGAGTAGAAGTCTCCAGACGATCTGCCGCTTCAGCTACAGTTTCTTGAGATACTGGAGACTCATTTCCAACAAAGGAAGTAAGTTCAGCAGTACGCTCATCGGTCCACTTAGGAAGTGCCATATTTTTTCTCCAAATAGGATTTCAAATCCGTTACGATAGTTACGCCAGCGTCTCTGGCTTGTTTAGTTTTTGCCGAGTCAATACCACTCTCGTTAATAAGAATCGTTACATCTTTAGTTAGACTAGACTTAACAGTATAGCCAAGATTGGCTAATTTATCTGTAGCTTCCGCTTTTGTTTTAAAACTTTTTAGCCGACCACTGATACATACAGTAGCATCTGCTAAATGTTCGCTAAAACTTTTCGTCTTAAATTTCATATCAAAAGGTAAACACCCATCATAGAAACAATAAAATTCACGGTCCAACCAGTTGCATAGAC